GAGCCCCAGGAGAGGAGCAACAGCAGGAGCCCCCCGAGGGCGAACCCCCAGCAGATGAGCCACCTCCCGAAGAAGCCAACCCACCAGAACGACGCCGCCGTGGTGATTCTTGGTCTTTCGCACGAGCCGGCGGACTCCGCATCGAGGTGGTGACCGAGCTGCCCGGCGGCGTGGCCCACGGCTACCCGGTCGCCCCCGACGGCCAGCGCACCGACGCCCCCGAGCCCGTCACCACCTGGGGCGTGGTCATGGGCCCGGCCCGCCGGCCCAACACCTCCCTGCACCGGGCCCAGCTCGCGGTCAACGACTCCATCCAGGATGGTCCGGTGGTCACCGGCTTCACCACGACCCGGCAGGCCCTCCGCGCCGTCCGCCAGTTTCTCCCCACTCAGAATGTGGTTGGACTCAAGGAGCTCAGCCTCCCCGAGGTCGACGCCCTCTGCAATGCCTGGGAGGCATATCCATGAGCACCACCAACCTCCGAGCCGCAGCCTTCCTCGCAGAGCAGGCCCGCCTGGACTTCCGGCGCGGCGGCGCCTCCAAGGTCCGATGCCTTCCGCCCAACCGAGCCTGCGGCAACCGCTGCATCCCCCCGAACTGGGACTGCCGCCTCCGCGGCGAGGGCAACGACCCACACCTCCGTGCTGCAGGCACCGGAGTCGATCCGGTAGCCGGCCTGGCAAGCCTTCAACGAGGTGTCACAAGCATCGCAAGGGGGGCAACGAAGCTCAGTTTTTCTGATCTTGAAAGTGGTCGTCGCTCACTCGCACGCGGCACAGCCAAGCTATATCCCGGAGACCTGAAAAAGAAAGAACAGGCAAAGAAAGCCGTCTACAAATACGCCATGTGGGTGCTTACCCCTGTGGCAATCGGTGTCGGTGCAGCTCTCACCCATAAAGGACTCAAGAGCTTCAAGATCTACCGCAACGGTGTCGGCGCTGACATCGACAACACCTTCCGCGAAGTCACCGACAAGATTGCCCGCAACACCCCCTTCGGCATCGGTGAGGGCATCCGAGCTCGTGAAGCCGCCGGCCGCAGCGGTCTGGCATCCGTGCGTTCCACCGAGCTCGCGAAGAGGGAGACACTGGGCAGCCGCACCGCAACCAGCACCACCTTCCTGCAGAGCACCTCCGCCCGCCGCAACCCGAAGGCAGGAGACGGCTCCGCAGCCATCAACAAGGCTCTGGAGGCGGCCAAGACCAACACCACCTCCGTTGACGAGTGGTACAACCGCTCCTTGAGTGCTTTCTGGGGCGTCAAGCGCTCCGGCGACCTGCAGAAAATCGCCGGTGACATCGGCGAGGGCAGCCTCTACTCGATCGACTCCACCAACACCTTGCTGGCCCGCAGCCTGGGCCTGCGCGGCACAGACGGCCGACCACTGGAACTCCCCGGGACCGACCTCACCGGAGAGTCCCGACAGGTCCGCGCCTTGATCCGATCACGCATCGCCGCCGAGCGCGAGAACATCGCTGTCGGCATGCGCCAAGCCAGCCTCAACCCGAAGGATGCCGGTGAGGTGCAGGAGTACCTCCGCCGCAACGCCTTCGAATGGCAAACCGGGGACGTCGACGTGGACAACGAACTGTCCAAGACAATCGTAAACACGATGACAGGCAACGACGATATTCGGATGGCAGACGAGTTTTACAGGCGCACCGTTAAGCAGTTTGATACATACTACAGGGACATTAACGATCTCGTCACCAACACACCAGGACTAACCACGCTGAACGCCAGGCAGCGTCAGCTGTACCAGGATGCCGTACGAGGTCACGCCAAATACCTGACCGGCACGATGGACTTCGATATGCCCATCGAAGGTTCAGGCTCTATAGCACTTCTCAAAAAGGTTTATTACCGCCGTCGTGTAGTCGGAAAAACCGCCCGCTACGCCACAGTCACCCTGACCGACACCGAGCTCGCCACCGTCGCTCAAGAGCTGGGTATTGACATCAAAAACCGCCCCCCATTCTCTCTTGAGCGTGCCATTAACGAGCATTTCGAGGAGAAGTCACGGAGCATGTGGGATTTTCCCCGAGCTCGGGTAAAACCAAAGATCGTTGTACGACGCTACCAAGCGCCGGCTACTGAGGCAAAACTGCAGATCACTCACCAAGAAGTTACAACGCCTACCCCGACCCCCGAGGTCGCTAATCCTCGACCTGCGCGGCGTCGTAAAATACCAGAAGCGCAGATGATCAAAGACCTGATCAAAGCTGGCTATTCTGAAGAGGAAGCACGAGTTAAGATCACGGAATATAAGGCTGCACTAGAAGCAAAAGAAGCTGCTCGCCAGGCGCGGGGCGACTCCGAAGATTGGACGTCACGAGATGAAGCGCACTTTCAGACATGGATACACCTCGACAAGCGTTGCGGCAAGTCATACATTCCTGATAATAAGAAATGCACAAAGTCAGCTACACCTACAGCGGCAGCAAAAACTGCAACCGTACTTGCCGCAGTAGGCGCTGTGGCGGCAACCGCAGCTGTAGCATCTGACCCCAAGCTACAACAAAGAGTCAGAGTACAAGCCAGACTTATTAGCCGGGGAGGAACCAAGGCATTACGCGACGCGCTTGTCATAGGAGGTCATGGCGCTGTCGAGGGGATGTCGTCGAAGCAAGTCAAAGAAGGGCTCAACAGACTTCCTCAGTCATTCCAAGAACCAGCTCGCAAACTACTAGGCAAAGCGAAGCAGAGTGCAGCCGCTATGGCACTTAAAGCCGAAGGCTACAGCATACAAGACATTGACATTGTCAACAACTACTCAACTTGGAAAGACAAGAGAGGAACATTGATCTCTGTAGGCTCTTACGGCGACAGCCTGGTGACTTACGTTTCTCGTAGTTCCCACGACTGGAACAATAAGCGTGTTTACAACATCGGTTTCAACGTGGATCACAACTTCGACGCCACCAGAGCGATCCCGAGTGAGCAAGCCAAATCCATTACAGGCGCAGTGCGTCAAATGACGGAAAATCACCTGACCAAAATTAAGGATGGCGTTCTCGCGACATTCCCTTGGGACGGTGATGAGTACGGAGCAAAACGAAGAGCAATTTACTCACGCGCCGGCTTCAACAACATTTCCGGAGAAGATTCGCAGTGGGCACTTGTCCAGAAAGGCAAAATTAAAAAGATGACAACCAGCGAAGCCTTCCTATATCTCGCAGAATCTGGTGAACGTGACGCACCTATCTACTCACCCACCAAAAAACGGACCGCATGAACCTCATCGAGGAGTACAACCAGATCCTCCACCGCCACGAGAGCGAGACGATCACGATGCTGCATCGCGTCCTGGACGCCAGCTTCGCCCGCCTGCTCCGCCGCCTCCGCGTCCACCTCCGCCTGGGCCAGCTCGACCAGGCCCGCCGCACCCTCCTGCTCCTACCCGAGTTCGAGCAGCTCATCCCCCTCTACAACCCGGACAAGAAGGACGGCATCGATCGGATCCTCCAGTCCCTGGTTTCGACAGCGTCCCGCTACGGCCTGACGGTCGCAGACAAGCTCACCGAGGCCGCGGGCCTATCGGCCGAAGCCGATCCTGCAGCTTCTGCTGGCGGAGCCAGCGCCCTCTCCATCTCCATCCCTCTGGAGGCCACCGCCCAAGCCGCCGCCCAGGCCCGGGGCTACCTCACCCGCCACGGGGCCGACTTCGCCCGGACCTCCGCGCAGCTCGTCGCCCAGGGCATTGCCGAGGGCCGCCCCACCGACGCCATGGTCGAAGACCTCCGGCAGCGCCTGGGCGTAGTCAAGTCCCGCGCCACCACCATCGTCCGCACCGAATCCCTCCGCGCCTACAACGGCGCCGCCGAGACCTACTACCGCTCCCGCGGCGTCGATCTCGTCATGTACTACGCCACTGCAGACGATCGCGTCTGCCCCTATTGCGCCCCGAGTGCGGGACAGATCTTCAAGATCGGCACAATCCGTGTACCCCGTCATCCCATGTGCCGTTGTTACCTCGCACCGTGGAGTGATGACACCACAATTCTCTCACCTTCCTATACCGCTATGCGCTCAGCGCATAAGCGCGAAGTGGCCGAACAAGCCGGCGCCGCACTGAAACAACCCGTCCTCACTCGCGCCGCTCCGTTCGACATCTATCCCCCCGAGCCTGTCTCCTGACAGCGTTACTCTTCCAATAGCATCTCCTCTTCTGCCGTGGCCGTTACTCTTCCCCGTCAACGCGCTGACGCCACCAAGAAGCGCCAGCCCCCTGCCCCCGACGGCAGCAAGACCCACGAGGCCGCGGAATCCAAGGCGATGGAGCAGGAAGAGGAAGCCAGCGGCACCGATGAGCCCGGCGAAGAAGGCCCTGGAGCTATGCGGCGCGGGAGCATGAAGGACGCCGGCGGCAAGCCTGACTACCGAGGCCGCCCCAAACCCAGTCGAGCGCGAAGCGCCCCCGGCTCCAAGAACACCAAGGCCCCCATGGACAGTGACTGCGGCTGCGGAGGGCAGAAGAAGGGTGGTTGCTCCTGCGGCTCTTCGAGCCGCGGCAAGTCCATGAAGGACAGCTCCTGCGGAG